TATCTGTAAACATCTTCTTAGCATCTGCTCCAGATTTAGAGAGGACACCGAATCTCGCGTCACTAGAGATCGTTGCCATATTAACCGTTTCACCGGATGCCATAAAAGAGAATCCTGACCTTCTGTTTTTAAGGTATGCCATACCATAGCATCTTGTATCTGATTTACAAGCTTCCCAGAATATAAAGAAAAGTCTGTTTGCTTCTCGAAAGTCTGGCTGCCCAACATCAATCTTTGACCATTGCAAATACATGTAGTGAGTACCAGTAATATAAGTGGTAATACCTTTGTTGTAAAACCAAAAACCTTCATCACGCCTTCTAAACTCTTCATCAATGTAATCATGCAACTGCTCTTTAAATGTTACAGGATAAGCTTTCCAATCAAATATAGTTTTGATCTGTTTAAGCTCTTTCCTTTTTTCAAATACCTCCCAGTATTGCTCCTCTCGTTTCTTAGATCTTTTAAAAGGATTGTCTTCTAGTGGTAAAGCAATTACAAGATTTTGAATTTCGTATATTTCACCGATTTGACCTGTCTTGCTTATTACTATTATATCGTACTCCTTATTATAACCATACTTCCATTTCTTAGACTTATTAAGTCTTTTAATGACATAAGGCTTTATAGGTTCAACTTTTTTATATAAAGTCTGCTGATACATTATTTAGAACGTTTTTCAGCAAACCCGCTAAAACTAGATTCAGTTTTTTCGTTAGGTTTATTTTCTAGTATATTATTCTCTTGCTCAATGCGAGTAAGAATTTCAAAAGCATCAAAAATAGCTAATTTTTTAGTAGCAGCAGCGTTTTTTAAACGATCTGCAGATATATCATCATCTGAATCTACAATAGCTTCTTTAGCAACTTTGATTAATTCCTCAACTGCTTTATGCCCAGCTAGGATTATATTCAATTTCGTTTCCTTGACGTTCATATTTAATTACAATATCATTAGATTTCATACAATAAAGACGTTTGCCATCAACAACAAAGTCATATTCTCCAAATGGTTTATAACCAACAAGATCTTCCTGGGTTATTTCTAGTGCTTCTAATGCACTATTACCATATTTTAGTATACCAATAAGCCTTTGCTCTTGCCAGTTATTTATGTCAACATTATCTTCAAGCGGTGCTACAAAGCATCTATCATCAAAAGCTTGCCATTTATCTTTTCTTTTATAAAGATAGACTTGATCTCTTTGAACAAAATATAGATTATCTTTAAAATAAGATTTACTATTTTTTTCTTCACCTCTCATATTGTGCCATCGTCTGAATACATTATGATGGATCATAATTAAATCTCCTTTTTGTATAGGAGTCTTATAAGATAATGGTATTTCAATAACTTTAGCTATATTATTAACAGACTTAAAACTTTCTATTTGAGTGTTAATTATAAGGCTTTTGTCACCTACTTTTACTTTATTGGTATATCGCTGACCAACTGGTTCAACGATAAAATCAAATAAGCTTTTCACTAATATTCTAAATCATACTCAACGGAGATTGCCATGTGAGAATTAAACTTCTTCCACGGCAATACTTCGTCTTGTTTTTTGATGAAAATATTATAAGAATTATCTTTAGAATCAGAAAGTATATGTGAAATAGTGTGACCACCATATACCGACTGCCCTACAGAGTAGTGCATAGCATCGGTTTTATAGTCGCTACCAATACTTATCTTTCTAATTATAGAAGACATTACTTCTTATCTTCTTCCTTCTCGATTTCAGTAAAAGAACCATCTTCCAAATTAATGTTGATAGATCCATACTCTTTTTCCAGTTCTTTTTTGAAGTCTTCAGTCTCTTTGTTTACTTCACCGAACTTACCTAATACTTGGGATTTTTGGGCTTCTAAGAAACCTACTTCATTTAAGAGCTTGTTTAAGTCTTTTTGAAAGTCTTGAATCTTTTTTAAATGGTCTTCGGTAATCATTTGTTTTGCATCACTCATAATAATAAAATTTAATTGTTGGTTATTGATTTGAATTTTTCGACTCCACGTGAGCCAAAGTAAGCTACATAAACAGTAATTAATAATGATTTTAAAAGGTTGATCCATTCGCTGTCTATACCGAATGCTATATCAAACCCATCTAATAAGATAAAAACTACAAGAGAGACTGTTAAAAAGATCAGGGTCATAGGTCTAGTATTTTTACTAAGCCATGAATCTGAAACCATATCGCTTTCCCAGCGTTTTGAGATCTCTTGCATCTCTACCATATCTTGCTCTAATAGTTTAAGAGCAGTTTCTTTATCTTGTGGTGTTAATTCTTGGTCTTTATCTATAAGATTTTTGACCATGCCAAGCACACCTTGGTCTGGCAATATATTAGTAATCACATCTATAATGCCTGATTTACCTAGTAAGAATTTACCGACTTTAGTATCTTTAAACTTCTTTTTAGGTTTAGACATTTAATTTATTTACTATCTGATTGCCATGATTTTCCACTTATTAATCCACCAAGTCCCCTTAAAGCTGATGTTAGAGTTACTGAATCAGTTCTTGGGTCTACAAAACCTCTTTTAATAGATCCGCCTACACTAGCATCAGCCCCATCCTTTCTTTTAGTAGTAGATGAATTATCTATATTATTAGGGTCTTCTGCAAATCCTGGAGGCACTGTAGTTCCTTTTCCACTGATTAAATGTGCTGGACCTTGTCTAAATTTCATTGGTCCTCCTAAATTTTTGTTTGAATGTATTGCCATAATTTTTAATTTTTGAATCTTCTTAATTCGTTTATTTTAAACGTGTATTGAGGTGTTTTAACGTCCTCTGCTAAATTAATATCATACCATAAACCACCTTTTGGGTTTAATAAAATGTGTTGTTCTTGAGCTGGCATATAACTTTGTGATAGCATATATTTTTTATGGCCTTTATCACTAATAACTACATCAACCACTGAAACCACATGCCCTGGAAATCCTCCAACTATAAATATATCCCCTGCTTGGATATTGTTAATATCAACTGGTTTAGTGTCATATTTTTTTATAGACCAACTTCCAGCATATATCCATATTTTAGTTATATATTTTATAAAACTTGTTTGATTGTATTTGTAAAGAGTGCCGTCTGTAAAATGATAAGCTATTTTATTAAACTGCTTAGAATCATAAAGATACTTAGCATTGTTATATATAGCTGCATCAGCACAATGATGTAAATCTCGTTTGCCTATATCATAATCAAATTTAGCAATATAAATAGTATTTAAACCAGTCTTTATGTTACCATCATAATAAAAAACTTTTTCTTTAGTTTTTATAGGTTGACTTATGATCCAATTTGCATACCCAGTATTTTGTAATCTTTTATATCCATCAGGAATATTAAAAGTGTTAGAAATAGTTTGTTGTGAATAAGAGTAAAACGCTGTAAATAAAAATAAATATAATAGTTTTTTCATACTATTATAATTACATATTTATTATCTTTTTAACTTATTGAGTTCACTCATAGATTTAGAAACATCAATATTAGAATACTTTTGAAAGAAGCTTTTTTGCGTTGCTTTGTTACTAGCTGCAGCGGCTGCTTTTGCTTTAGGACTTTGAACGCTTACTGATTTAGTATTTTTTTGCTCAGCTTTTAAAATATTAGTCTCACCAACATATCTCATGACTCTATCATTTGACCTTTGGTTTCCATCTTTCTTAAGCTCAAAAAAATATGGATTTGAATATCCAGCACCACTTTCCACTCCTTTTGCTATATCGCCAGAGTTATAATACGATGTACCTTTCCCGTCACTAATAGCTGAATGAGTTGTGCCTCCACTATTTCTATTTTGGCTAGTATCATCATAATTAATTCTTATATTGTCTCCTTTTCCAGGTTGAGTTCCTTTTGGCATTAGCTGAAAACCTAAAGCTGTAGCATTTTCATCATTAGTTTTGTTTCCAGTTATAAATGGAAGTTTAGATCCTGACAAAACATTTCTATTATATATAGTAGCGTCTTCATTAGTGGTTGCGCCAGCTGAACAATAAGCAGAATTTGTTGTTGATTGACATCCGTAAAGACTGTTTTTATAACCTTCTTTTAGTCTTTCGTATTCATTTTTTTTTGTAAAAAAATTTGGTGCTTCACCATAACCAATACTTCCAGCTTGTCTTTTCTTATAGTCTTCAATCATTAAATCCGCAGAATCATTTCTAACGTTTTCAGTTCTTATAGTTTCGTTTCTTAAACGATTCGTAACATCTCTATAGCTATTAGTATTTTTTTCCCATTCAAACTGCTCTATATCAAGCGACGTATCACCTGTTCCTCTAGCTTTTTTAATTGCTTCCAGATCAGGTATATTTTTTTTACTTTTTGATAAGTTAGATGCTATTAATTCAGGATATGCCATATTTTTTATTTAGAGTAAGCTTCTTTTTCCCATGCTAACACAGGTGAACCTTCTTTCATTGATGATCTTTTAAATTTTTTGCCTTTCCAATAAACATTTTCATCGTCCCAGTCTAAATCTCCTTTTTTTAATTGATCAATATGTTTGTTTTCATGATCAATAACGCTAGTTAATTTTTCATGATCAGTAATATCTTTATTTACTAATATGGTTCCTGGTTTTTCAATTCTACCTAACTCTCTATCATCTTCCATGAACATATTAACTATTGATGGAGGGTTTGGATTAAAAAAAGGTTGAATTTTAAATGCCATTTTTACCAGGAAACATTTTATTTAGTGATTCTTTACGCTGTTGGCAGCCACAGGGTATGTTTAAACCCTGTGACAATGCATCAACAACTTTTTTAATTCCAGTTGCTTTAGTGAAAGACTCTATTTTATCACCTAAACCGGAGTTCATATTAAGCTAGTACTGGAGCACTAAATTGAACAAACGCAGTTGCTTGTCCTGTAGCACTAATAGTAGCTGGAATACCACCTACTTTAGACACAATACCACCTGGATTTGAAGCCAAAGCTTCTTGAAGAATATTAGCAACATTGAATCCAGCTGCAATAACTGCTGTAGACAATACTGTATGCGTGAATGTAATAACTTCTTGTGAAGCTAATCCACTATCTAACCATATACTAACTGTAGTACCTACTGCACCAGCCGCTGGTAATGTTGCATCACCTTGTCTTATTAACATGATTTTATCCTTTGGGATAACGTAGCTTGTCTGACCGTTTACGGCCGTAATTGGAATTTCTAAATAACTCATAATAATTTGTTTTTGTGTTAATTTCTTAACTTGTTAATGGTATATTTTTAATGGTTTTATTAGGTTTAATTTATTAAACGCCAGTTCTTTGTCTTTTATTTTTATTTTTCCCAAATTTTGTTACCTTAAATCCAACTTTAGGTTTAAATAAACTTGATATTGTATTTCCAACACTTTGCAAGACCTCACCAACAGCTGTTTTTCCTTTCTTTTCTTTCGGGGGTGGGTTATTATTTTTGTTACCGGTTACAACAACTTCATTAAGAGCTCCTCCAAGCGCATTCGCACTTGTAGCTCCAGATTCATTACTGTCTAATCTTGATTGGGTTATATATCTAAATCCTTCTTCGTCGCAATTTTCTCCTGGAGGACATGGTTTATTTTTAGCAGGTCCGGGCGCTGGTGCACCATAAGATTGTTGCATCATTTTAGCTGCCCCTTGTTTTGATCCAGCTCCTGAAATAAATTTTACTGGAGACATATTTTTGTTTTGATCTCCCATTTCTTTAAAATCTCCAGGCATCATACTGATGTCTCTAGAGTTTGCAGCATCGTTTCCGCCATATTTTATAACGCGTCCGTGCCCAATGTGTGGTATTGCCATAATTTTTATTTATTTTGTTTATTTTTTAATATTCTATTCAAAAGCTATTATATTAGCTAGTCCATTTGATGTTCCAGTTATTTGAGCAACCGATAAAGGAAGTACAAAACCTGCAGCAGGACTATTTATTGTAACTGTTTGATTGTCTAAAGTTAAAACTGATATGCTAGGTTCTGAAGGGTATACAAATGTTAATACGTCGTTTGTAGCTATAGCCACAGGAATATTAGCATTTAAAGTAAAATCACCTGGATCATTAACTGTACCAACTACTCCAATGAAAAGATTGTTTTGAGTAGTATTATATACTAGCATGTCTGGTGTAACTACACCTGTAGTTAAATTAACCAAAAGATTAACATCAGCTTGGCTAGCAGCATCTCCAGCTCCTATACCGCTTATCGCTACACCACCACCACTACCTAAGAAGGGTGCAGGTGAAGATCCAATAAACAGATTATACTCTTTCCAAGAGCTTTGATTTATTATAAAAAAACTTAATGCAGTTCCAGCAACTAAAGCTTTAGGTTTATTAATTGTAATAGTTGTTGTAGTTGTTTGATGTGATACAGACTCAACTATAATATTATCATTAATAGTCCAAGCAGGTGTAGCGCCATTTACTGGAGCAGTTATATACATACTTCTAACTATATTTAGATTTACCGCAGTTAGTATAAGTGTGACTGAAGTAGCAGCATTAGTTGGTGTATTATTATCGTTTATAATAATAGGGGACTTTACGGTACCATCTATTAACTGTGTTGCGCTAATAATTGGAACAACCCCACTTTTATACGAATCGGTGTAATAATTTCTTATCATTTTTTTTATTTTTTATTTTTATTTTTATTACAAAAAGATCTAGCAGCTTCAACACTACCAAATCCCCATTTTTTTAAAGCCATAGCTTTTCTAGTAGGTTCTCCATTAGCTCCTTTCATAG